TGGCATTCCATTCTCGGTACCTAAACGCCGGCGTTCAACGCGGACGTCGGATTCGACAATTGAGGATACCAGCATGAAACCAAGAGGTAATTCTTATGAAGAGGAAGCGGTCGCGGAGCAACGACATTATCGTACTCCGCTAGCCGGGGGCCCCAGCGTATTAGTTTACGCTGCGGATCCTATTAAGACAAGTCACAAGCGCCGTTTTGGCGGTTTTGACCTCCCACACTTCCATAAACGTAAGAAATCGGGCGAGTTATTGCCCTTTACACCTTTTAATCAGATCTTTGAAGACTATTCCTGGTCGGGCCGCTATTCAGCGACGGACACGGTCTATAGATATCATACAGATCAGAATTGGTTCTCTACTGGGCCTCTCAATTTTGCAATCGATCCAGGGGATATTAAAGCCCTGGCAGCTGGGGAAAATACTGGTTACGCCGTTCAAAAAGCGGCCGCCAATATCTATTCAGCTGGTTTTGATGCTGGGACATTTATAGCAGAGTTACGCAAAACCGTAAGAAGTTTTGCCACCTTGCAAGACCGCGCGACTCGTATTATTAAGTCGGCGGCGCCTAGGATTAGGAATCTTCGGAACAGTTGGAAACTGATTCTCGATGATTCTGCGTCCATATGGCTTGAGTCCCGTTACGCGTGGAGAACTCTTTTATATGATATAGAAGATTTCTCAGACACGCTCAGCAAATTCGATGAAAAGAGAGAGAGGTATCGGCAAAGTAGTGGGTTTAACCGAGCCTACACTGAGTCAGATTCCTTCAGTTACAACGATGCTAATCAATGGTGGACATTTACAAGGTCCACTGTATATGATATAAGCATTCGCGGAACTGTCGTAGCTGACATTAAACCACCTAAATATGTCACTAATCCAGTGACTACAGGGTGGGAACTAATCCGCTTCAGTTTTATAGTGGATTGGTTCATCAATGTTGGCAATTGGCTTGAAGCACTTAGCTTCTTGTCGCTGCAAACTGGGCATGTTGCTGCCGGTGGGGTCTATATTAAGGCCACACGTACTACAGAAATCACTGACCGGGGAATTAATTCCGGTCTTGTGACACTGGAGGCAGATTTCAGTGCGGAAAGCACTGTTGAATATACCCAGCGTACACCTCAAAGCGTTTCCCTTTACCCGCGTTCCAAACTAAGGCTTAATGTTCCTAAGGTTGTCGACCTTGGAGCACTAGCGTACCAGATCGTTAGATCTAGGTCTTAGTAGGACTACAAGTTGGAGGAGCTTATGGCTTCATTTACCACTACTCTTGTCGGACATAACGAGAAGAGCAACAGCCGATCTTACGAAATTGACTCAACACATACGGTTGCAAAACCGCATTTGGTGATTCAGAGTCGGAAGGAACCTGTTGGTAACCAAGTAATCTCACAGGACAATTTGATTGTCTCTATGGCTACTGAGGACGCAGACGGAAACGTCTTGCCTCAGCGTGTCTCATTTGAAGCCATCATTCGTAGATCTAAGAATGGTGACAGTGCAGATGTAACAGCGGCCCTCGCGGTCTTTCGAGACCTCGTGGCTTCTGACGAGTTTACAGCAATTTCCACGCGTCAATCTTATATCCAGTAAGCCCGGATATAAGCGATGAATGGAAAGAGCTGGTTGACTGGGGTAATTGTATTCGCCCTAGTCATGCTCGTTTACATCTGCATAGCTTTGATCGTGAGATCTTAACTAATTAAATGAACACAACGGCACCGGTTACGGTGCTAAGGAATCTATTATGACTCCCACTAGCCTAACTTTCGCGTTAGCGAAAGCTTACTTAGAGGACAATCTGTCCTATTTAACGCAAACGCAAGCGGATTTTATACTTGGTTGTATAAGATCGCGCAACGTTAAAGCGTTGGCTTCCCTAGGTGACCAATCACGATACGCATATCATAGTATCGAGCGATGTCGCGTCCTCAGACAGATGGCTGCATTCTTTAAAAAGAACAAAGCTTTTGTCAAGAAGGACATCAACGTACAGAATGCTATACAAACCTTCTTCGAAATCGAAGGTGAGTGTAGTAAGACCAACACTCGCATTAACCTATTATCTTATGATGATAGGAGCGTGCGGAGTTACTTCAGGAAGAAGTATAATCTCCGTGGCTTTGACCCCGTTAGGGCCATACGAGATTGTCAGTCAATTATTTCTGATACGTTAGGCGACATCGGAGCATTTGCTGAAATGTTTCCAGCATATGTTCGTGTCACGTCGGGAGCAACTTCGACTACATCACGGAGACGATCGCATCCTCAAAATAAGATGCGACTAAGGAACGTCTCTTGTCCAATTATGGCGAGGCCTTTTGTAGAGTCCTTCTACAATTATTTAGGCTATCCCACTCCATCTTTCGATGGTACTAATTGGAACCGTGTGGTCACCGTGCCAAAGAACTGGAAAACAGACAGAACCATTGCGTGTGAACCTGCCGCGGCTTTGCCGCTACAGCTAGCATTCGATGCGTATGCAAAGAGATGCCTGACTCGTTTAGGTATCAACCTGTCTTCCCAGTCTATAAATCAGGACCTGGCGTACCAGGGATCAGTTAGCGATAGTTATGCTACACTTGATCTTTCAGCGGCGTCCGATTCTCTCTCTTTGAATACAGTTGAATACCTTTTACCTGATGATTGGTATAGGTATTTGGCTGCTATTCGTTCTCCTATCGGGAAGATAGGAGGCGGAGAAGAGACCCCACGTTGGAATGAACTCTTCGTTTATGAAAAGTTTTCCTCAATGGGGAACGGAACGACATTTCCGCTTGAAACCTTGATTTTTGCTTCCATCTGTAAGGCTTCTGGATACCAGAGTCAATCTCCCCGTGGAAAGTTCCACGTGTATGGTGATGATATCATCATAAATCGAGACTGGTGTCCAATGGTTATAGCCTTATTAGACTTCTTTGGGTTTAAGGTAAACATGGAGAAATCCTTCTTCAAAGGTCCATTCCGCGAAAGTTGCGGGAAGGACTATTACCTTGGCAGTGACGTGACTCCAGTATATACTAGGTTTGACAATCCATGGAAATTGGAAATGTCTCACTTGGTTAATACTTTAAGTCGCGTTGCGAG